CTTGGCGATTTTGGCTTTGAGTATGTCAAGCGCAAGCCCACCGAAGCCTTCGACTTGGCGCTCAATTAACAAAGCCCCATCCTTCATGCGCGGAGAAGCCATCCTCACCAAAGTTTCTGCGTGAGCTTGAGACCTTACACCTGGAGAACCCTTGCCGGAAGTCACATCTTGAAATCCAGACACATCTTGGAACCAAGCCAGATATTCATTGAGGCTTTCAAACAGTCCATCTGGCAAGTCTGGCGTGATAGGAGTAGCTTTGGCATTGGGGCCATTATCCACTAAATGTCCGCCGGGCTTCTTAATTTTAGCCATAATATCTTTGGCACTGGCAGTAATACCTGTAAAAAGGAAATTTGGGTCTTCCTGACGGCGCAACAAAGCGCCTATGCCGTTAATTCTCTTGCTGATAGATTCCTGCATCAAGGCTATGTTGCACATCTCCGAACGACCCCAGAAATAAGAGTCAATCGGATTAGCACAAAATTCTGTATACGGATGATGACCAGACAGAGGGTTGCCATCGTAGCTTTTTCTTTTCTTTACGGTATCATCCGGGTCTAAGGCATCGGAAAATATATTTCTATGAATATTTTCTCCGTTCACGGGAACATCACCTACCACCTGGATAGTCGTCCAGTCTTCCCTTTGGTCGTCTTTAGCCCAAATCTCATCCAGCCGGATAAGACTGTCTAATATCTTTGGAGAAAACGCTGGCGCAGGACTGCTCATCCAGTCTACTACGTTCCTGCTTCCGCCTGATATTGAAGCTGCATCAGAAGACCCAACAGGATAAATTCCGCTCAGGATAATTCGTTTGAAGTTGTTTTCACTGTCTTTGGCGGGCGAGTTGCCTTTAGAGGCATGATATTTTCCCACTTTTTTGAATATTTCCTCACCATCAGGATTATTTGATAAAAAGCGCCTAAAGGCATCTGGCGTGTAATATGTTGACTGGAAAAAAGCATCTTGTTTGTCTAATTCGGTTATGTCTTCCCTTAAAACTCCCATCATTTCAGGCTGAAGAAGATATGGCTCGAATCCGTCATCTCCCCACAGGAGTTTAACAAGGGTTTTACCCTTCACCAAAGACCACGTAACGGCTTCGCTTATTTTTATATCGCAGTTTGATGACCTTATCTGGCTGTGCAATTCATTCGTTGCCGCGTAAGCCATAGCTTTGAAGACAGGAGAGGAAAATCCGTAATAATCTATATTAAATCTGAGTTCTACGGGAGAATAGAGATTTGAGGCAAGAGACTCTATGTGCGAAAAGCACTTGTTGTAAATTTGGGCATCGCCATCCATATCACCCGTGAGATAAAGATTGCGGAATGCTATGCCCCTGTTTATGCGCTCCTGTAGTGAGACGGAGCAGTCATGCACTATTCCCTGCGCCCAATCACCTACTTTTTTACTCGGAATTATCATTAGATACCTCTTGCCGGGTCGCGTGTATCGCGCATCTACGGATTATTTTCTGCCAAGCGTGGCATCTACAAACTTTCCCTCAGTCCCCGGCCTCAGTTTATTTCTGTGCGCCATAGCAACTGGGTTGTTCGGATCGCGATATGCCCCAGCCATAGCCCTTCTACCTATAGCACTAGCGTCCACACCTTTCAACATAGGATTTTTACCTTGGTTAAAGAAGTTATCCGCCATCTTTTGCTGTGCCGGAGGAAGTTTCGGAGCGCATGAGTCTCCCGGACGCATACTGCTGTGCAAATTCAAGTCAGTCATTCCGTAGGATTTCATACTTCCTTCTGCCACTACATCCAAGGCTTTTATCATAGACTCGCTTCCCTTTGGAGTCCCATAAGTTATAGTCCCCATACGCTTTACGTCCTGACTGCCACAGCGGTAGCAATGAGAAAGCATGTCTCCTTCCTGTTCTACGCGAAACGTCAGCATTTTGGAGCATGAATTACACGAATATCTGTCTGAGTGTATGAAAGCGGGAGTTTCAATTAGGTCAGCATCCGAAACCGCTCCGTCTCCAATAGCGTGGGCGCGACGTGTTTCTTGTTTTTTGCATTCAGGACATGCCGCACACTGCAAATCAGGAACCGTACTAATTTTCTTAAATGTGGTTCTGCATTCCGGGCAACGGAAAGTATGGCGATATTTTTGCTTCATTTCACTCTCGCAACGGGGAAATAATCCGACGAAACATATGGACGCCAGAATTTCGGCTCAAAGTCTATATCAAGACGGGTAAAATCGTTCGTCCACGCACCTTTTTTAATGTAGCGAAGATTTTTCCTGTCTACTACCCTGCGCTCACGCCAATACACACAGCACTGGTCTTGTCCATTTTCAGATACGACAATTTTTGTGCCGTCTTCTGGCGCAGAGTCCATTGTCTGATAGCCGGGCGGTATATTAGCTGCGATAAACTCTCCCACATAAGCAGGTGTAGGTATATCCAGTTTTTCTGAGGATTGGAGATCCGGTAATGACTCTTTGGGCATCTCCTCTGCAACGCCCACAATAGGGTTTTCTGGAGGAGAATCTACCTCCTCCATATGGTCTTGCCACGGAGGATGCTCCCACTCTCCAGAAACAGTTTCAGCACCAGTTAAAGCCTTTGGAGGTCTTCCTCTGCGCCTGGATTCTTCTGTCATGCTAAACCTCTGTCAACTTGCCATTGTGGCCGTGAGTCAAACTCACCCTCGGCCTCTTCCCGGCGTTTGAAAAAATTATATACTATATTTTTTGTAACGTCAGCCATTTTATCGGCGTGGGAGGCAGTTTCTGCTTTATTTATTGAATCATATGTATAATTTTGTTCTATGAGCATAGCTCTTATCCAGTCCTTCCACGTCACTTCTGCGAGCACAGCAGCAAAAACCCTGTCATCCTTTTTCCGTCCCTTAGCGGCAATAGATGCCCCCACATCTATACCGTCACGGACGACATTGTTCATTTCGACCAGCAAGTGTAAACTGTTTATTATAAGCATTCCGCAAGCATAACTATCTCTGTAGCTGTTGGAAGCCCACCATTTAGTCCGGGTAGTCCATACCCACCCCTTAGCATATCCGGCTCCGAGAGAATCTGGTCTGTGATATAGATAATGGGAAGCACTCGCCAAAAAGTCATCCCAACTCGTCTTGCCCGTCAAGTTCATATACATTTCTGACCTCATGCGCGAGCGAAGTTGGTCTAATTCGTTCATGATGGCAATGCCGTGACCTCCGGTCACGTCTATATTTATCCGGCAGTTTTGGTATATTCCAGCCACATATGCCAATACCCATGCAGTTTGCCTAGTATCATCAATACTGCTCGCCCATTCGCATACCTGAATCATGCGGTCTGCGTAGCACCTAAAAACCTCAATCGTGTTCCTATCTCCATCATCGCTACGCCCCAATGCCGCGTCTACCCCTATGGCGTAATGTGCCCCATCAACCGGACGCTCCCACATCCTGAGTTCGACATCATCTATTCTCTCCTGCTCTTTGATTTCTTCCATACGCGACTCGTGGAAGTCCTTTCCTAAATGATATTTGAAACCCCAAAATGGAGGCTTTACATCCAAAAGTATCTTTATGTCTTTGTTTATCATTGTAGAATCAAAGAAAGACTGACCGGACTGTACAAAGCACTCTTTGTCATCCCACGGCTGGTCTTGGTTTAACTGTAGGGCATCTTGGGAAGTATCCGACTTACGCCAGCGATACCAAGCCAACTGTTCTTTAGTTATGATGATACCAGAAGATGTTTTTACCCAATCTATTTTTTCCAATTCGTCTTCGTCTGGTTTTTCCCTGCCATATAAATCGTAGCGGGGGTCTATGCGGTCTATTCGGTTGAGGTCATTTGCCCACCATCCTATAAAAGCCGAATGCTTTGTGAGCTTGTCTCTTTTAGCTTCATGATACATATCATACCAGTGATTCATCCCCGCCGCTGTTGACTCGAATATGTAGAGACGATTAGGATTCGTTTCTGTCATTGACTCCTTGAAAGAGTCTAACCCGCGAGAGTCGCCAAACTTGCTTATTTCAGTCAAATGGCCGTATGCGTATCCCTTGCCTTCTGCCCAAGAGGTATTTTTACGAGTCCCAGCGACAAGAAAATCCAAGCGGCTGCCGTTTGTGAATTGGATAAAGTTACGGTTATCTCCGCCCTTCATAATCTCGAAAGATTTTCCAAAAAATCCCTTGGGAAAGCTCTTGATGTAACGGCGTATTACAGAGCGAAAAATGTTGCGGTTATCTTCACGATCTATAACTAAGCACCCTATGGTGCCGGGGTGCATCGCCATCCAAAATATGTCTACTGCAAGTGAAATCGTGGTGACACCAAGCTGACGGCTTTTCAAAAAGTAGAATACCCTAACGCCACGACTCAAGCCTTTGGCAAGTTCGCTCAGGAACATATTCTGCGAAGTCCAAAGACGGAACTGAGCGCCCGTTGTGCCCTCGGATTCAATATGCTTGGAGTCTATCCGAAGAAATTTGATAAACCGTAGAAAAAGTTCAAGCCATTCGGTTTCGTTATGGGAGTCCATTTATATATACACCATATTCCTAAAACGGCATCAGCGTTCGCGGCAGAGCATACTCTGATTCTTTCTTGGGTTCAACATCAAATGACAAATCATTCATTATGGCGTTTATCCCTTGACAACACGTATTTTCGGGGGTACAGCAAGCCTAAGCACCTTGTCAAAATCCTCGCGGTGGTTAGGATTCTTGTCACTGTCTTTAGGTTTGTCTCTTACCTTTACAGGTTTTTCCTTCTCTTTCATGTCGTCAATCCGCCGAATTGTTTTGTGATTGATTCTATCTCCTCTTGTCCTTCCCATTTTTTCAGGAAAGAAGTTTTAATGCGTTGCTGGATGTCATTGCGTTGATCGGCATCATTGGCTATCGGGAGCCGCAATTCCTTCCACCTATCCCCTATATTCGGGAGCGTAGTATCAATCAGCACCTTGTTGTAAATCTGCTGTTGCGTGAGCGCATGAGAAAACAGATACATCAAATAAAAAGCGTCAAGGCCGTATTCATTATCTTCTTTGACAATGCGGAAAGTTTGTATTTCCTTCGTCAATAGCACATCCGTATCGAATCTTGACACCATCGCCACGCTGCCGATTCTGTAGCTGCCGCGCCGCACAAACAAAATGTCTTTTTCCTGTAAATCAAAGCCATTTGCTTTTACCCGCTGGTACTCAAAATCAGGAATGAAAGCGGTAGGATTTTTATAAACTGACCAGTTCACAATATCGGCAACGCGGACATAAGGAATATCGCCTAGACCTTTATACTTTGCC